CTCTTATTTCCTGTACTTCTTTGCGTCCTTTGCTGTGTAAATGTAACTGTTGGGAAAGTTACACCAATACCGACATTAGTAACTTGCACGTATAATAGTAATGCAGAAGTTCCAGTTGGCACCTCATAAAGTTTTTGCTTGCCAGGTGAGACAGGAACTGCTACGGATATAAATTTATTGACTGGTGCTATCGCCATTTTAGTTTAATGCTAATATTAGTGGTGTAAGTTGTGCTTGAATCGCTCTGTTAAAATCTCTTCCTCTTATTGTAGAAGTTGTTTGGTCTATTGTCAAACCATCGCCAATTCGGAAGTTACCTTTTTGATCAGTGCTAGTGAACGGAACTTGCCCACCATTAATTGCAACTACTTCATTTTCAGGTATTGGTTTACCTGCTTGGAATGGGTTAGCCTTATTTATGTCGGTACCTGCACCGATGTATTCAAATGAATGTGAACTCGTAATTATTCGACTTAATCTCACAAATTCCACCTTGACACCTGAATTAATTGCATAAGGAATAAACTCGTTAAAAACAATAGTTGAAATACCAACTGGTTCTGATGTTACTGATGCTTCACTAACTGTAAATAATATTGGATCCATATCAACTTCTAGTGTCGCATCAGTGCCACCACCACCTCCTGTAATGTTTACTAATATTGGATTCCCATCAAAGGTTTGATCTGGTAAAAAATTACGACCACTATTAATTATATCTACTGATGTAATAGTACCAGCAGCACTCACGTTTGCTGAAAATTCAGGAATGATTGCCTCGGGTCCTTGTGGTGGTTGATTCAATGATATAATTGGTGGTGCAGCAGCAGAGTATTGACCTGGTGAACCACCATCAATAACTCTCAACCCTCTTACCAATTCTAATGGTTTAGTAACTTGTGCAGACGAAGGACTATCAGGATAATTTGACATATTTAAATGGAAGTATGCACCCTGTCCATCAAAAGGTGTTCTTTCTCGTCTAGCTAAAACTCCTTGTGAATCTGTATTAAAATCTCTGGTTCCAGTAGATATAATAGTATCTGATCCACCTGGTGTGTCCGTTAAAGTTGTGCCATCAAACTCAATATCACCAAATCCATCTGCTTTTAATCCAATATTACCAAATGATGAGTTAGAGTTTGTTAGGTCACATTGACCTCCCGAAGTAGCAGCAATACCAACATCACAACAAATAGTAAATATTGAAACTAACTGAGCATAAGCATTATTTGATAATGATACACCAATACCTGCTTCATTATACTGTGTAAATGAATCGCACACCATTGATTTTAAATCTTGACCTAAATTATTTTCTCCTGTAAAATCAGCGTTAGCATAATCACCATTTATTTTCATACCAATACTCTTTGTCATAAAGTTAGTGCAGTTACGAATGTATGGTGATCTCCATCTACTGCCACTAATTTCATCACCACCCTCATCCGCTGGTCCGAAATCTGTAAAACCAGTAACCGCTTGGAAATCTATACCTTCATTTACTGCTAATTGTGTTGGGGGAAAAGCAACCGCACCACAATTAGAATGATCATCAGAAAGATTTTCACCTGTGAAACTTAAGTGTTCAATCAAACATCCTCTTCTCACATGGAAAAAATCTTTATTTTTATTTTCTGGTATTAACAATACTAATCTTAAATCTTCACCACTTATAGCAACATCAGTTCTTAATCCGATTGGATTATTTTCACGATATATTCCTGACCTAATTCTTATGGTATCACCTTGTTGAGCTATTGCAGCAGCAGCACCAATCGTATATTTTGCATCTCCTTCAAGTAATCCACTATTTGTATCACATCCATTTTTTGTAACCCATATAGTCCTCTTTGTTTGTACACCAGATGGTCTCCAAGATACACCTATACCAACTCCTGATACATCAAATGATGATAAACGATAATCAGTTTTACAAATACCAACACCAGGTTCATTAAAGAAATCTATAATACGTTTATCTAATTCTAAATCACCAATAATTTTTGCATTACCCCCAACATTTAAATTTTTAACTATTCCAACACCACCATCAATCACAGCTGCACCTGTTGTAGGAGTTGTTGATTGTACAACAGAATTTACATCTAATCTACCACCTATAACTGTATTATTACCAACATTTAAATTAAGACCAATTCCAACTCCCCCATCTACAACTGCTGCACCTGTCGTTGGGTCAGTTGAATCATCTGTTGAATCTACATCTAATCTACCTGAAATAACTGCATCGTTACCAACATTTAAGTTTTTCTCAATACCAACTCCACCGTCTACAATTAATGCACCAGTATCTTTATTTGTTGACTCAGTTTGATCTTCAATTTTTGTTTGTCCACCAACGAAAAGTTTTTTAACAATTCCAACACCACCATCCATTTGCACAGATGCATCAAGTGTACTGGTGGCATCAGTAGCATCATTAAATGTAGTTTTACCATCTACATCAAGAGTGGCATTTAATGTAGTATCCCCATCTACGTCAAGAGTGGCATTTAATGTGGTATCTCCATCTACGTCAAGAGTGGCATTTAATGTGGTATCTCCATCTACGTCAAGAGTAGCGTTTAATGTAGTATCTCCATCAACATCCAGAGTAGCATTTAGAGTAGTATCTCCATCAACATCAAGAGTTGCATTTAAGGTAGTATCTCCATCAACATCTAAAGTACTGTTAAGAGTGGTTGCTCCATCAACATCCAGTGTAGCGTTTAATGTAGTATCTCCATCAACATTTAAAGTTGAATCAAAATCTACCGCACCAGTCGCATGTACTGTTCCAGTAATATCTAATGTTGTGCTTGGATTATTATTTTGTATTCCAACTTTTGTCATCCTGTAGATATTATTTCCATTTGCTCCCCAAAAATCTTTTGTTTGAATATTAGCAATTGTTGTTGGATTTTGAGGATTTGGAACAGGAACTAAATTATCTGTGCCAGTACCATTACTATTAACTTGAACAAAATTTAAATGTGAGTAAAGTTGTGATGTTCCACCAATCGGTAAATCTGTTCCCTCATCCTGAACTCTTATTCCATCAAGGTCAGCAGGTGATACTTGATTCCAACGTATACCATTCTGATCCCTCTGCATATAATATCCATTCACACCAGGTGAACCTTGTGAATCGTAAATATTACGATCTACATGAATACTACCCAAAACATCTAATTTTAATTCACCCTGTGTTGCACCATCATATCCGCCAGGCACACCAGGTACACTAGTGTGTGTCCAATCACCACCAACACTTGTAGTTCCAATTCCGACTGTACCAATTCCAGTGACTACAAAACTATCATCCTCATCATTGATTTGGAATTTATCAACAGGTTGAGTAGTTCCAATACCAACAGCACATGGATCTTCTGTTACGATAAGACAATCACTACCTACTTGAAATTTTCCAGCAGGTTGAGTAGTGCCAATACCAACCGAACCTAAATCAGTTACATTAAAAGATGTATCACCTACACCGATTTGGAAACTATTGACAGGTTGAGTAGTTCCAATACCAACACGACCACCAATAAGTCCATCCTCTACACTTGTAGAAGAGATTGCAACAAAGACAGTTCCTATTGCACCAACATTTAATTGTTGATGCACAGTAAGATAGTCCATGTCCACTGGACCAATAAATGTCGATAATCCTAATACTCTAAAATTACGCTCTACTGTTAAATCAGTAAATTTAACCTCATCACCAAAATCTATGTCCTTAGCAAAAATGTCAGCGTATAGTGTACCGTAAACATATACATCATTTGTAAACTCAGATATCTGACTAAACTGGTTTACATCTTCTCTCTCATAATTTGGATTAGGTACTTCACCTCTTAAAAAACCTGGCATTAGGTAAACCCTCCAAAGTTATTCAGTGCATTTGATAATCCACTTGTATCAATTGAACTTAATTGATTTTGTAACTGACCACCCAATTCAGATGCCTGTGATGCTAACTCCCTAGCCCTTGCTGCACCAGGACCCATACCTGCTTCCAAGGGGTCAAGATTACCAGATAATGTCTTTAATTGTTTACTTGCATCCTTAGCCGCATCTTTTAATTGATCCTGAATATTTTCAAGTGCTCCTCCTGTAAAGGCATCACTTATAGCAGGACCACCAACCTTTGTACCACGAAAAACAAGACCACCAAATGTAACATCTCTTGGTGCAAGATTACCTGTAAGTGCATTAGTTGCTAAATTTGGAGTGTCAAAAAATATACTACTTTTACCACTAATAGTAACATTTTTTTTAGACATAATATTAATATTTTCATCAGCATCTATTAATATATTTGATCCTTTTATCAATATGTCACCATTTCTCTCAGCAGTTATTGTAACATCACCATTCTTACCAATCAGGTTAAGACAAGTTCCACCATCCTTTGTTACTCCACCTGTTATTGTGATACAATCATCATTGAAAATATTCATCTGACCATCTTCGGTCATTCCCCATATGCCAGTTTGATTATTCTGCTCCATCACTTGTTGCAGAACAGTCGCACCACCAAACCCTACTGTTGGATTTGATGTTTGAAACACAAAATTGGGTCGTTTTTCAAAGGCCCAAGGTGCCCAGTTTTGAAGATTTGTATTAACTGGCATTTGTTAGAATATCCTACTAATATTTATCAGTAACCATAGCCACCACCTGATGGTGGTGAACTAGGTGGACTACTTGGTGGTGAACTTGGTGGACTTGATGGTCCAGAGGGAGGAGATGATGGTGGACCTGAGGGACCAGAAGGTGGTGAGGAGGGTGGACTTGATGGTTCTGATATATTAGGTGTTGTAGCACCTTGTGATACATTTCTTGTAATAGTTGATGTAGATGAGGGTATATTTACAATCGCTGCTCTACTTTCAGCAGGTGTATCATAAATGATTGCATGTGCTGTGGTAGTATGTGCTGCACCCACCATCTTAACTCCCTTTAATGGATGAACATGAAATGCACCATAATAAGGTTCACCATTTACATAACCAACTAAATTATTACGAGGTGTAATACAATCAATGACTTGCTTTGTTTCACCCTGATAAGATGGTCTAGGAGTTATCTGTGGTTTTATGATAGCACCAAAACCTGTATCTGATTCAATGAATAATTTTGGTATATCTTGTACTGACTTGACATTTGATATCTTGGGGTTGGGTGGTATGACATTTAATATGCGTCCTTCTTCATCAAGAAATTTGACATATTCATTACCTACATTATCAGTAATTTTATCTTCGGCAACATAACCCTCACCTGGACTTATGACAGCAACATGATCGACAGTGTACTCTTTGTCTTTCGAGTTTTCTTCTATCACAGGGTAATTTTCACCAGGTGTCACAACATAAACATCAATCACTTGTTGAAAAGTTGGAGATTGAGGATCATAATCTATAACTGCCCTTGCACTTGCACCATACCCTTTTTCACAATTATCTGTAATTTCAACTAATGGAGGAACCGTATATCCCTGACCTGGATTTGTTAATTTGATTCCAATTAGACTCCCAGTTTGTTGTGCTAATGCATCTCCGACTAACGCTCCAACTATTGGTTCTGCAAGTGAACCTTCACCATCTGCACCAAATAATTTAATTTGCATACCTTTACAATCTGATGGTGGTGATGCCTTACACTCACCTGAATAATTAGAGTCACTCACATCTGAGTTCATAAAATCAAATTGCCCAAAACCACCTAATTGTCCTAAGATACCACCTGGTGCACCAGCAGCTTCTTGTAATGCTTGAGCAGCATTTGCAGCACTCATTATCGCTGCTCCTGTAACACCTGGCATATTCATAGGTCCTTTTCCAAGACACCAAATACTACTTTTAACATTAGCAGTTCCAGGTGCAACACATTTGATTGCTTCCTGAATACCTAATAATCCTTCTGCTTTTCCTCTCAAGTCACTTATCATATCAAATCCACCCAATATCTTTCCAACACCACCGAGTTCAGGAGCAAGTTCATTACCAATACCACTTATAATTTTATTAAAAATTGCACCTGTAAATTGCTCTGTCATGCAAGAAGTTGGATTTTGGACATTATCAAGGAATGATGTAAGCATCGATCTTATATCTGGTAACATAGTATTTCCAATCGCTTCCAATACACAAGGTGCTTTCTTTTGCAATGCACCTACTGGTCCTAACATTGCTGCTTGTGCAGCAGTTCCTGCTTTTTTTGCAATCGCAGTATTCTTTGTGGCAGCAACAACCTTTGCGAATACGTCACTGTATAGTTGATCTAGTCCTGAATTTAATTTAGGTGCAAGTGATGTTAAGGCTGTTCTTGTCAAATCACCTGTAAATGAATTTGATATACCTGATATTTTTTTACTTAGATTTGATATTAATTTATTTTTTTGTGCACCAGTTGCATCTTTAAATTCACCAACTGCATTTTTTAGATTTGCTTGAATTTCTGCTTGTGCATTTGTTCCAGCAAGAGATACACAAGAACCCATCGCAGTAGAGGTTGTGCTATAATTTAATCCAGTGGATTCTTTTAATTCCTTAATTAATTTTTTATCAGCATTTATAATCGGAGTTTGATCTACACTATCATCACCAGTTTCATTTTTTTTAATTATTTTTTCTTCTGGTGTTGTTTCAGGAGTGTATCCAGTAAAAGGAACAAATGGTGAGGGTGGTTTTTTATTTACGACATACTTTGAATTTCCAAAAACTCCTATTATAACAGGTTGTTGTGCGTCTTCACCATCTAAAAAGAATCCAATTACTACATCTCCCTGCGTAACAGCTATATTTTTTTTAGTCCCTCCTTTTCCAGAACCATGATTAGTTGGTAATAAAACTGTTGCCCAAGGTAAATCTTCGTCTGCAAGTTCAGTCGTGTTTTGGGGATGATATCCCATAATCCGAACCTTTACACGATTACCCCAAGCATCAGGTTTACGCAAAAAATTAAGTGACCATCCCGTTGCAGGTGGGATCTGCCCTATCCACCAACGAAATCCATCTTTGCCTATAAAATTACTTTTTAATAGAAGATTTTCAATCATTTATCTTTTTTCCCTGTCGTATCCCTAATGAGTTTTAATTTAGTAAAAGAACCTTTACCATCATAAAAATGCACTAATTCGTTTATCATATATAGACCACTTTGCTCATCATCGAATACTTTTACTTCTTCTGATGTTGTTTTTCCAAAATTAAGTTTAACAATGTTACCAGCAATAAGATTTGTATTTAATGGAATTGTTGCACTTAATACTTCTGTAAAAATAGTGCTGTATCTCATCATTGCTTGTGAATGATATTCCATCGGGTCAGCATTTTTCTTTCTTGAATTTGAATCTTTTTTCTCAGTAATTCCAAAATCTAGTACACCTGTCATGTATCGACTTGGTACATTACCAAGATTTTTATTATTTTTATCCACTGGTGGTAATAATATCTCAAAATCTTTTCCTAAATTTTCCATCTTTTCTGAATAATCTGAGACTCTAAAAATACCTTGTTGTGGAGTTGTGAATGTTGAATGCACTGGATTAAAGTACATTCGATAAGTACAATATGCACCTTTTTGTAGATTTTCTATCATTTTTTGATTTCTAACCGTTGCATATTCTAAAATTTTATAATCTTTCTTTGGATCCATTGTATCAACAATGCCAGGTGAATAAACATATTCTTCATCAAAGGGATCTTCTTTTATTAAACTATCAACAGATCTAAAATGATATCCTTCTTTTGTCTCATAGAAAAAATAACCTGCTGTTGAACTTTTACCACCGACCTTTGCTGGCACTGATTTCGATGCTAACCATGTAAGAAGGTAAAATGGTTTTCTCAAGTTTCCAATAAACCCATATGGATTTTGTGTATCATCTAAATCAATATTTTTTTCACTGACCAAATATTTTTTTACTATCTCTTTCACACTATCAGAAATTTTTTCCGAAGATGGAAACTTTTTACCAACCCTAACAGTTTCATTAGTTATTCCCTCTCTCGATACAAGATTTAACACAAAAGATTCTCTACCAGAATCAATCAAAACATTTATAATTGATGCAACGTATAACTCATTTCCAAGTTTTTCAGTAAATTCTAAATCAGGTCCTAATCCAGTTGAGGGTATTTTTATACTTACCTTCTCTCCACCACTTATAGGCAAACCATTATAGATCGAGGATAACTCTTTTTCTTTATCTAAAACAGTTTGACCAGTATTTGTAATAACTACTTTTGCAGTTATCATAGGTGATAATATATTTTCAAAATAACTAAAAGATACAACACCATTTCTCAAATCTACAACAGTTTCACCGTCGTTTGATCTTATTTCAAATAATTCATATAAACTTTTATCTTGTGCTGCCATTTTATGTTAGAATAATATTATACTTTGTATATTAGATAGAGTTTCTTTACTATTACCTTTATTTAACACTATTTGTTGACCTGAATTTGAATTCGTACCACCAGACACTGAAGGGACAACATTATTCTGATTGTTTGCAACAATAGTAATCTTTGGTTTTTTAAGTTTTCTAAAATCAAATTTTATATTTTTTTGCATAGGTGTTATAGCAGATGCGTCATCTTTTTTGACAGTTTGTATCTGATTTTTTTTCTCCTCCTCTTCATCCAAATTCATTCCACTTGATGTTCCTGACACGGAGGGCAAAGATGTTGAGGAACTAGCACCAGCATCTGAACCACCTTGGTCAGTTAAATCACTTAGCAAATTATCTAATTCACTTTCTACTTCATCTTCAACACTCCCTTCATCTCTTGGTGTTATTTCTTCACTGTCGGGAGTAGTAATCGTGCCAGCAATTATATCTTCTACATCATTATTTGATACTACTGTTCCGTCTTGATCAGGCACAAATATTTCAGCACTTCGACTATCAGTTCCTGCTGCATCACCAACAAGGGTTACTTGTCCTGCCTCTACGGGTCCAGTGATATTTCTTCTTTCTATTTGTTGATTAGATTCATTAGATTCATCATCATCTTCTTGATTTACATCTGTATTCCCACTTAATGAAAAAGTCTTAGTTTGTGTAGATTCCGAACTAATAGTTGAATCTTGATTGGTTGTATTATTTTCTACTTCCGTTTTATCTAAATTTTTTAAATCTTGATCAGGAGCATTTTCACCTAAACCCAAATCTTCATATACTTGACCTGCTCTTCTTATATCCTTATCAATTACAAATGCGGTTATTGATTCAGTAAAATCTTTATTTAATTTATTAATATTATTCTGTGTTTTTTCAAATGTATCTTTAATAACTTTATCATCTTCACGAAAATCAAATCTTTTAAAAGCTGATAAAAAGTTATCAATACCTGTTCCTAAACCAGTGAAGAAATTCTTCATACCAGATATAAATCCAGTGAAGACACCAACAACACGTTTAATTAATCCAAAAAGTTTTTGAAAAGCTTTTATAATTTTAGGTAGATTAGTTAGTGCCCAACCAATTAATAAAATTCCTATAAAATCCATTATCCTACCTAAAAACCCTCTTGTGCTTTTTTGCACTAAACTACCCTGTCTTTTTGTCACTCCTGTAATTGTTGATGCCTCTAATTCATCCTCTCTTTGTCTTCTTAGTGCATTTTCTCTTCTTCGCTTAAAAAACTCACCATCTTGACGTATTAATTTACTTTTTAATTGATTCGATTTTCTTGTCTCTTTTAATAAATCACTTGAATTTTTACCAATCGATACCAATCCCTCTGATAAATTGGTAATCGATTTACGAATAGAATCGATTCCTATTGATGATTTTCTTAATGACTCTCTTCGTAATCTTAAACTCATAATTAAATTCCGTAATTTACTGTTGCAGCTAGTACATAAGGATTACTTGAATCAGATGAATTTATTACTGGTATTGATCTTGATTTTTCTTCAGTTACACCTGCTCCTCCTCCTCCACTAGATGTAGAAGTATTATTTTGACCTAATGTAAAAGATTTACTACTATCTTCATCAAAATTGCTTATCATGTCCGCAACATTAAGATTTTCATTTTTTTGTGGTGTTATATTTTTATCATTACCATTTACACCTTCTACTTCATTTCCATCTTTTTTATTTTTATTAAATTTTATATCTTTCAATCCAAGGGCACTCATTATTTTCTTGGAAAGATTTTTCATTACTTCTTCACCAATAAAACCTCCAACAATAGCACCTATGGCAGATAATGGTGCAGCACCAACACCACCTAACAAAGCACCTAATGCACCAAATGCTATCGCACCTATTTTTGCACCAGCTAAATATCCTCCTACTGCTGATAATGCAGATACTAAACCACCATCTTTTGAAAATAACTCACTAAAGAAAGTTATAAGAGAACCTAGTGGTGCAAACACTTTTTTTACAACTTTACCTGCTGCCGATTTTGCTACCCCATCAAAAAGTTTCGTTGCCTTGCCAATAATTCCAGTTTTAGTAGAAGCTTTTAAAAGATTTTTTGTTTTACTAATAATACCACCACTTCTTCCTAATGATACTGGTTTGTTCAATTGACCAGCTACCATAGTTGGATCAGAACCAGTGAAAAATTTTTGTGTATTCAGTTTAGAAGGGACTGACTGAAATTTTTCCGTACCCTGAAAAAAGTTTCTTATTCCACCAATAATACCAGGTTTTGTGGCTGCTGGTAATTGTTTTGCTGTTGATGGATTAAATCTTTTAAATATATTTTTAGCTGGCGATAAAATTCCTTTGGGTGGTGTTGATGGACTTAGAGGAGTAAATCCTCTACTACCCAAACCTTGAATTGCCTGTTGAGTTGCTTTACTTTTAACTAAACCACCAACAATTTTTTCACCTTTTCTTATTATTAAACTACTGATTAAAAGTTGTCCTACACCTTTTAGGAACGCAATCAATCCCCCACCACCTAATGTCAACAGTGCTGCTTTTTTAACTAATCCACCAAGTAATACCTTAACACCCGTGAGAGCTCCCTTTAATATACCACCAAAAGCAACCCTTGCTATATTTCCAGCAAAACCTGCCAGTAAACCAATAGTTTTCTTGATTCCTATTTGTATAGCAGTTAAAGATCCAATTAAAACTGTTAATCCAACTAAAAATCTAGATTTTAATTTATTAATTTTATCAACATTACCTTCTGCCATTGCTTGGAGCAAATCAATCCCAGTAATTGTTAACCAACCACCAGCAAGAGTAAACAGAAAACTTGTCAATCTACTCAAAACTCCTTGAGTTCTGACACCAATTTTTTGAAGAGGTTGTGCCAAACCCATTTGAATTTTTTGCTCTAATGCACTTTCTTTCCCTTCTCTTAATCCTTGCTCTGCTAATTGTCTTTCACGATTTTGCTTTGCTGCTTCCCTTTGCCTTTCAAGTTGATCACTTAAAGCAAGGTTTTCTTTGACCGATCTTATATTTGTATCTAAGTTTGAAACCTGCGATGATATGTTTTGTAATTGTCCTGATACAGAGCTTAATTTTAATGATTGCTCTTGTAATAAATTAGTTGTTATTGTATCAGGTTGTTGTCTTTGCGGTGCACCAAGAAAACTAGAAGAAAGATTTCTCCTAACTGCTCTTATTCCTCCTGATATTGGTGAACCGAACTCATCCATTACGCTCTTGTTGTGCTTTTAAATTTTCCTCTTCAATATATTGTTGGAGGAGTGAAACATAAATCTCTCTCTCCCACGGAATCATATTTTCTAGCTCTGTCAAGCTATATTTATGGTGTTGCATCAAGGCAAAATTTAATTTATAGTATGACACTAAATCCTCATGTGCCATACTTATCCGAAAAAACTCTGCAACCCCTCTATTGTTATTTCACTTTCAACATTAGTATTTGGATTTGTAACCTTGACCTTGTGTGATAATCTTGGCATTGTATCAAAGAATTTTTCAATTTCTTTAAATTGAGAGGAATTAAGAGACTCTAAAAAATCAATTAATTCTTTTTTAGTACAATCCTCTTGTGTCCAAGACTCCTCTTCTGAATAAATTTGATCGATACATGTTGCAATAAGATCAAATGTATCATCGACATTTATTTCACCAGCAGCAAAATTAGATTTTATAAACTCATTAAGAGATGGATATCTCATTTTTAATGTATAAATTTCATCTAATTTTATATCTGTTGAATGATCCTTTGATTTCTGTACCTTAATAGAATCAATATTAATTGATGTTGGTACTTGTGTTTTCTCATCATCAGGGCAAGTGACCATTACTTCAATCTGCTCTCCAACAGATTTCCCACGTACATTCAAAAATAGATATTCAATATCAAAAGTTGATAATTTTTCAACTTTTATACCTTTTGTCAAAATACAAGTTGACAATATACTTTTGACAGCAGTTGCAATTTGTTTTTGATCTTGGGATTCTAATGCGATAATTAAAATCTTTTCTTCCTTAACTAGAAATGGTCGATATTTAATTTTTCTGTTGGAAGAAGGGAGCACCATCTCGTAAGTTGGTGTCGAAATTGTTGGTAAAGGCATAATATTCTAAGCACTTCAGTGTGATTATTTATAGAGGTTTTTCAAGGTTATAATTTTCTTCCTTCTGATACTAAATTACCAATGACTGTTCGATTAGTTGAATTTGATCCATTAGTGCCACCAACTTGTAATTTAGAAGACGAATTTCCTGTTATAGGTCCATATACGGATTGATTTAATAATGTTAAATTATTAGCAACACTACCCCCATCTTTTACTGGATTAGCTGTTCTACCAAATATTTCATTAAACGCTATTCCTAAATCTCTTGCTAATGATGATGACTCACCACAAATATATCTGTCAAAACTAAATGAAGCTGATGCTTTTAGAACCTGTGAACCTTGATATGATACTCTTGTTGAATTCAACGCAAGTGGAAATAGACCTATAAATCTATATTCTAAAAATCGATTATAATCCCTTTCAAATTTAACTATTCTTGTTTCGTTTGATTTATAATTTTGTGGGTAATTTAATTCAAAATGATAGGCATCGCTTGTTAAATTAGTATTATAACCAGTAATATATTCTATCCAGTGCTCTAAAAATTTCATTGATTTATATTCATTATCTACATAGAATTCCAATTGTATTTGAGTAAAATTACGAGTATGAGCAAATCTTTCAACTACACCCTGAAAATCTCCACGAGTATCAATTGATGCTAATGCACTTCCTGGTAGAACAGCATCACTGCACAAAAGTCCAGCATCTTCAACAACAAAACGATCATTTACACCTTTTCTTCTCAGAAAAGAACGCAATCCACTACCTGATTGACTACTAGGTAAAGCAAACTTAACTAGGTATTGAGATGTCTGTGCTACATTTTGAAATCTAGGTAAAAACTCTGATATTGGTCTTGGTCTCGGTGCTGGCACTCTAAATAAAATTACATAACATGACTATTTAGATGTCTTATAAGGGAAAATACTACCCCTCTTACCCCAGAAAGTATAAAGGTGATCCAACTAACATAATTTATAGGTCACTCTGGGAGAGAAAGTTTATGGTGTATTGTGATAAAAATGATAATATATTGGAATGGGCAAGCGAAGAAATTGCAATACCATATCGTTCACCAGTAGATAATCGTGTACACCGTTATTTCCCTGATTTTTATATGAAAGTCAAGGAACGTGGTGGTAAAATAAAAAGATATGTAATTGAAGTGAAACCAGCGAAACAAACAAAACCACCCGTGAAACCTAAAAGACAAACAAAAGGATATATTCGTGAAGCATATGAATATGCAAAGAATCAAGCAAAATGGAAGATGGCACGGGAGTTCTGTGCTGATCGTCAGTGGGAGTTCAAGGTAGTTACAGAAAAAGAGTTAGGAATATGAGTCGCATTGACCCCATCATGAAAAATCTAATCGGGAATGAAAATCCTGATGATTTAGCAACAGATATATTAGGAGTATTAACAGAAGGTAGTAATGTCCCACAGGCAGGAAACTTTTATGTTTTTGTGTATCGTGCAAAAACACCAGGCATAAGATATGATTTACATCCATTAGTCGCAGTGACTGATGTATTTCAATGGGGATTCAAAGGTCTTAACTTCCATTGGGGTGAAATGAGGCAATATACCTTTGCTGAAATAGTTGGGGGATTATATCAAGTAGATGAGATGGAACTACGAGACTTAAGAACAATACCGTTTGGTAGAATCGTACTAAATAGTTGATACAAGTTAAAGGTCGATATGGTTTTAAAGAGTATAAAAAGAGGAATAGGTGGCACAGCGGATTGGTTGACTCGTGATGCGTTTGATTTTGATGGTAGGGGTAGACCAGGAACTCTAAAAGAAGATCCACAATCATCAAATCAAAATGAGGGCGGAAACAATGCTAATAATAATAAAAATGATAAAAAGGGAAAAGGAAAAGGTAAGAGAAAATTTTCACATCCAAAAGTATTATCATATCCAGCAGCTGTAAGTCCTGATGAAAGAAACGGTACAAGATTACTTATTAAATGTTTTAAATATTTACCCCCAACGATGGATCTATCTTATGATGAGGGTACAAGGACAACAAAAAAAGAGGGTAATTTTGATGGTTTAAAATACGGAGCAGGTGAAGAAATAAAAAATCATATTACAAATAATCAAGGACAGATAGTAAAACAGACAGGAAAAGATTCAGGTAGAATATTTGCAAGTAATCTTGAACTTAAAAATAGAGGGGCAAGTGATAGGATGGGTGGAACACAACATCTTTATTATGTTGAATTGCCTATTCCACAAGATGTAAATGATTCAAATAGTGTAACATGGGGAGATAACTCTTTAAATATTTTTCAATTGGCAGCATTATCTGCTGCTTCGGCAGTTACGAAAGATCCAAAGAAAGTTTTCAGTGATGTAAGTCGTTTAATTACTGACGGTGCCTTGATGGAAGCTCTTGGAGAGGGTTTAGATGAAAATATACGAGATGCGATTGCTGCTGGAATCGCAGGAAAAGCGATTGATCCACAAGGTCGTAATATAGATGTAAGTGGAGCAATTGCGAGAGGGACTGGACAAGTTTTAAATAATAATCTAGAATTATTATTTGATAGTGTAAATTTAAGATCCTTTCCATTTAGTATGACATTTTCACCAAGAAATGCAGTTGAGTCAATGACTGTTAAGCATATTATCCGTGCATTCAAGAGTTCAATGGCAGCTAAAAAAGGGACAACTGATGTAGGTCAAGGTGGAATATTTTTAAAAACACCTGATGTCTTTCATCTAAGATATTTACATAATGGAAAAGATCATCCATTTTTAAATAGTTTCAAACACTGTGCATTAACTGCTATGGCAGTTAATTATACAAACGCAGGTACATTTGCATCATATTCTGATGGTACTCCTGTTAGCATACAAATGAATTTAACATTCAAAGAACTTAATCCAATTTACTTCGAGGATTATGATAAATTTGAACCA